GAGCACGGATGTCGCCAATCCGTTAGCGACTCAGGTAGGACTCGAACCTACGACCGACTGCTTAGAAGGCAGTTGCTCTATCCAACTGAGCTACTGAGTCAAGATAAATATTTTACAAGGTTCGTTCTAGACTGTCAAGATGTATATCGTTAAAAAACTAAATGGTCAAGGAGATTGGATTTATTTAGTTGCAGATTCGCAATGGACAAGAGACAGCAAATATGCTAAAAGATTTTCCACTGAGGGGGCAGCTACTTATGCTGCAGATCCTAATGGAATCTATGAGTTGGAAATAGAAATAGTCTAATCCCAGTTGGGCATATATTCTATTGAGAACACTTCATCATCTTTACAATCAGGATCAAACCATTCTGCAAACTCTTGTTGAATCGAATAAGCATCCTCAACACATTGCAGAGGATCTCGTTTAACATCATCACAAAGAGTGTGCATACGGTCTATTGCCCACTCATGATTAAGTTCTACAGTCTCTTCCAAAGTTTTCATATCAAACCAGTTTTAGTTTTTTGTGGTAATCGTAAGCGTAGATTTCACGATTTCCTTTGATGCCCCATCCTAACCAATAGTATGCGGGAACCATATACTGACGGACAGTTTGTCCACTGCCCTCAAACATAGGAAGATAACGTTGGAAAGTTGTTTCATTGATCATGAACCGTGTCTGACCTTCCAGACTGCTGGGATCACAATCATACTTAGCACAGAAACTTCCCAGAGCATTATAACGTCCTACTGAGGTCCACTGAATAAGACCATAACCACCACTGAGACACTGGTGATAAGAAACCCTAGCACCACCCTCACAAATGTCAGGAGTAAACTTTGATTCCTGTTTGATGTTGCCCATGATGGTAGCAAGGGCATTACGATCTGAGATACGAGTGTGTTCTTGAAGTTGAGAGAGGACATACTGTTCGTTAGGTGTGCAATCCTCACACTTCCAAGATTTTATGTATGGTTCTACTTTGATCGAAACTGCCTTCTCTTCATTAAGACTTGAATCAATCTGAGTAGAGGCACAAGCAGAACTAGCGATCGCCAGAGTTGCCAGAGTTAAAAGTGGTTTCTTCATAATCAAAATAATCTTTCCTGTAATACCTTCCTAGAATGTTACTATTGTAAAATGCAGGGGTGCCATCTGTCAAGGCTTTTGTTAAAACGTCATGAAGGAAGAGCTGTCGCGTCTCCTCATAGTTTACACGACCTGGAGTCCTGTGCAAGGACAGTATGACACGTTGAAAACTGTCCTTCCCAAACTCCTTGATGTCTTCTTTCAGTTCTGGGCAGGACCCATAGTATTTTCGCCAGTCACTTTCAGAAGTAACTCGCCTTTTAGCACCTTTGGGTTTTCTCTTCTGCCAAAAATACTTTCTCCCAATGTACTGTCGTTGGTTTGAGAGATTGGTAATGAGATAAACAAAACCCCAGTTATCCCCAATAAGGCTCCCATCAAACACGGTGCCCATATATCTCCAGGGATTTGGATATTCTTCCACATGTTCATGATGAAACCTAATATTATTTATTATCGTATTTGAACTTCATTGCCTGGAGAAACCAGGCATCAGTTAAACACTTTGGACCATGCATGATAATACGTGCTTGTTTTTCATTCACTGATGGATCTGCCAAAGCTCTTCTTTTCCACTCTGGCAAATCACTCATAGTTGGAACCCAGCAAAGGTATCCTTCTTCACGTCCTGCTTGATACCACCAACAACATAGGATTCAACCTCAGTCTCCTGTGGTGCAACCTGAAGTCCTTTAGATGAAATCCAGTGTTGCGTCCAAGGCAGAGGATTGTTCTTTGCAGGAATATCATAAACTGGTTTCATACCAAGTGCTTTCATGCGACGATTAGCAATCCACTCAACATACTGCTGAAGAAGTTTATCGTTCAGACCAATCATGGATCCGTCTTTGAACAGATAGTCTGCCCAACGCTTCTCCTCATTCACTGCACGATCAAACATAGCATAGACATACTCCTGTTCTTCTTTTGCAATCTCTTGCATCTCTTTATCATCACCTTGTTTCCATTTGTTCAAAATGTTTTGAGTGATCGCAAGATGTTGATTCTCATCTCTAGCGATAAGTGATATGATTTTAGCGGATCCTTCCATAAGTTTAAGTTCACCAAATGCAAAACTGCAAGCGAAACTAACATAGAATCGGATACCTTCTAAAATGTTGACATTTGCTACTGCTCTGTAGAGTTTACGCTTCAACTCACGTCGCTCAATCTGACCAGAGACGTGACCGTCTTTGGCAAGTTCCCACATGGTGCCATTATCATATTGATGTGCAGAGTTAATAAAGTCATCGTATGCTTCTGTAACACTGCTAGCACGCTCTAGAATGCGCTGATCAGTAACAATCTTATCAAAGACCTCTGAAGGATCACTGTAGATGTTCTTGATGATGTAGGTGTAAGAACGACTATGGATCATCTCCATAAATCCCCACACTTCTATACAAGCCTCTAGTTCGGGTAGACTGCAATAAGGTATAAAAGCCATCCCAGGACCACGCCCTTGTATGGAGTCAAGCATAATCTGATATTTGAGGTTACTTGTATAGATATGCTTTTGTTCTGGACGAAGTGTTTGATAATCCCCACGGTCTTTCTGTAGTGAAACTTCTTCTGGTCTCCAGAAGTATCCAAGTTGTTGTGTAGTCAGTTTATCGAAGACTGGATACTTATATGAATCATATCTCTGGACTCCCAGAGGTTTGCCAAAAAACATCGGTTGTTTTTTAGTATTAACTTGTTCCGTATTAAATACGGTCATCCCAGCAATCTGGGTAGGGTTATCTTCGATTTTGGAAACTTTAAACTGCACAGGATTCACACTCTCCCTCCTCGGCTTGTGATAGTTGTTGTACTAAAGAATCGAGTTCTGAACTCTTTTCTTCTACCTCGTCGTTCTTGCTGTCATACGTATTTTGATAATAGGATGTCTTCCAACCATACTTATATGTAGTCAAAAGATCTTGTGCCATGATGGACACAGGGACTTCATTATCAGGATAATTTTCTGGGTTATAACTCCAGTTACCAGAGATTGCCTGGTCAAAGAACTTTTGCATCATGGCAACAACATTGATGTAACCACGATTACTTTCCATCTCCCAGAGAAGAGTATAGTTGTTCTTCAAAGTAGCGTATTGAGGAACAATCTGCTTAAGAGGTCCTTTCTTCGATTTTTTAACGGACAGGTAGTCTCTAGGTGGTTCGATTCCATTGGTTTCATTTGACACAACGGAACTACTCTCCGATGGCATTTGTGCGGACAATGTTGAGTGCCGTAAACCGTAGGTGTTGATAGATTTTCTAAGACTTTCCCAATCATGCTGATAATCTAGAGAACTGATCTCGTCCACTTCCTTCTTATATGTATCAATCGGAAGGATTCCATCGCCGTACTTTGTTCTACCAAAGTATTCGCAATGACCTTTCTCTTTTGCCACTGCGTTAGATGCTTTCAGAAGGTAATATTGGAATGACTCAGAGAGACCGTGAACCGCATCCCATGCCTCCTGAGAGTCGTAATTATATCCTAACTTGGCCAAGTAGTGGGCAAGTCCAATAAAACCGATTCCAAGCGATCTGCGTGCCTTTGTAGCGATTTCTGCTGCCATAACAGGATACTCTTGATAATCAATCAGTTCATCCAAACTGCGAACAGAAAGATCACAAAGTTCCTCAAGTTCTTCATCAGATTTAATCTTTCCTACATTTACAGCAGAGAGAATGCAGAGAGCAATCTCACCAAACTGATCATCAATGTGGTTGATAGGATCAGTAGGCAGAGTAATCTCTTGACAGAGGTTACTCATCTTCACCTTGTCCTTGAAGGAGGAGTGACTATTGCAATGGTCGATATTCATGATGTAAATACGACCAGTCTCTGCTCTCTCCTTCAGTAGATCGAGAACCAGTTTCTGCGCTCCGATAGTTTTTCTCGGAATAGACTCATCTCGTTCGTAACTAACATATAGGTCGTCAAACTTATCAGTGCCAAAAGCATCATAGAGACCTGGCGTGTCATGCGGTGAGAATAAGCTAATCTCTGCATCCGCAATGAAACGTTCGTAGAAAAGTTTTGAAATCTGGATTGAGTAGTCAAGTTTCCTCACTCGATTGTCTTCTGTCCCTTTATTATTCTTAAGAACAATAATATCTTCTATCTCTTGATGCCAGATAGGAAAGTGGACAGTCGCTGATCCACCTCGGATGCCGTTTTGAGTGCAGCATCGGACAGTTGCTTCAAACTTTTTGAGGAAGGGGACCACACCTGTGTGTTGAACCTCTCCGCCTCTGATTTTACTGTTGATGCCACGGATTCTGCCTGCGTTGATACCGATACCCGCCCTTTGTGCAACATACCTGCCAATAGCCATATCGCTGCTAAAGATGCTATCGAGGGTGTCATCAACATCAACAAGAACACAGCTTGCAAATTGTCGAAGTGGAGTTCGCACTCCCGCCATGATAGGTGTGGGAATGTTGATTTTGTGTTTGCTGATCGCGTTGTAGTATCGTCTGACATAATCGAGACGTGTCTCCTTAGGGTACTCGGCAAAAATTGTCAGAGAAATCATCATGTACATGAACTGTGGCGTCTCATATACTGCGCCATTGCTTCTATCCTGCACAAGGTATTTGTCAGCGACCTGACGTAAACCTGCGTAAGTGAACAGATAGTCGCGATCATGATCGATCCAACCGTCAACTCTGGCAATCTCTTCCTTAGAGTATTTAACAAAAATGTCTTTGTCATACAAATCTTGATATGCGAGTTCCGTAATATGTTCTTCCAAAGAAGGAAGTTCTCGCATCTTCCCATATAACTGCTTTCTCAAAGAAAACAGAAGCAGTCGTGCTGCTACGAACTGGTAGTTCGGATGGTCAAGATCAATCAGGTCAGAAGCCGAACGAATCAGAATCTCTTGGATTTCTGCAGTAGTAATACCATCATAAAACTGAATACCAGATGTCATCTCAACTTGACTCGCAGAGACTCCCGCAAGACCTTGACACGCCTCTTCAACCATAAGGTGCATCTTATCAAGATCAAGGGCTTCGATTCTACCGTCTCTCTTTTTAACTTTTGTGCCGTTGCTCATATCTTTTTCCAAAGGTTAAATTTAAGTTTTGCTTCTAATCCAGAATATATGTTTGATTCTATCATTTCTTGAACATCATGTCCAGATAGAACCATGTCGTTGATGTCTTTTTCATTGACTGTGTTTGGCCAGATTAATACTTTCTGTCCTCTATCGATGAGTTTTGAAATTCTGGCGACGATTTCTCTGTTGCGTGGTTCATTATCAAGAACCCAAATATAATCGCTCCAACCAAACGCCCCAACATCAACATCGGACCCACACATAGCAATAGCGTTTTCCACGAACGTGGAGTCGAAGGGTCCTTCCACAATGTAAATGGGTTTCTTGACATCGATGGAATCAAGTCCGTAAATTTTTGGAGCATCATCACTTAACATCACAGTGATGTATTTAGTGAAAGATGATGTGAGTGCTCTACCCTGAAATCCTATCAAAGTTTTGGATTCATCATACAATGGAATGATGATTCTTGGTTCATCTTTCATGATTCGGTCGAACGTTTGCTTCTGCGTGTTCGTCCATTTCATAAACTTGTCTGCATAGTAGAACTTGTCAGGATCAAGTTTACGCTTGGTCAGATATTCTCTTGCGAGTTGATTTTCAGATGCTTTAGGAAGATCAATCTTATGCTTAAACTTTGGTGCCTCAAACTTAAATACAGGTTCCTCCGTAGTAAAGTTCTTACCCGTATGTCCTTCTTTAAATTTCTCTAGAGTATATTGCTTATGCAGTTGCCCATCTAACTTCTTCAAGAAGTTATTCAAAGACATTGACGAACCGCAGTTATGACACTTGAAGTTCGTATTGTTTTTTATAGCGTAGAGATATCCCCTTGTTTTGTTCTTATTTCTCTGAGAATCTCCACAAATAGGACAACGGAAGTTGTAAAGTGTTGGTTTTACTCTCTTGAACTTTTGCAATCTTGTGGAAAGTAAACTGACATACTTCGCATCAACGTAATCCATTCACAACAGCATATGCTGGTTGCACTATAGCAGAATCTGCTGACTTAAGCAAGGGGATAACCTGTTTGATTGCTGCTGGATTCGTTATGATCACCAATGCTCCCAGTGCTCCGATAGCAGTCCAAAGTTTCCGTTCCAATAGTGATAGTCGTTTACCAACACTGTCATGATCGAGGTCCATTTTATCACGTAGTTTGTCGATTTTATCAAACAAAATTGCGTCGATGTCTTCTTGTTTTGAGATTCTTTCCTCATGAACTGCAAGCATTCTACTCACGTTATTATTTACCTCTGTTATTTTTTCAATAGCACGGTCTAGTCGATTGAATACTTGCTCAAAAGTTTCAACTTTTGATTCTAGAACTGCAATATTTGGTTCTCTGCAATCAGGATTTTCCATTTTTTAAATGCGTAATCCAAGTTTTTCTACTACCATGACCACCGTAAATATATTTCTTCTTTTTCTTAACTGGAGGATCGTCACCAGCTTCCGCTGTTCCTGCTATCTGACCGCCAGAAACATTGTTTACAGGAACATCTTCATGAAGGTTCCTGATCATATTGATTATTTTGTCAAGTTTTTTGGTCATTTTTATAGAGATTGTTTAGTTCTACCATACAATCAAAGTCAACCTGAACATCATGAATATAACAATGTGGTGTAGCAGGGAGTTTATTTAAGAAAATAACAAAAGTCTTCATAACAGACCAAAGTTCTTTTTCAATTTTGTAAAACAACATGGGTGTTGTAGCATCACCAAATGTATTATATAAAATGATAAAATGGTTTATCAACAGGTGAGATTTTAACTCACCTGTATTTCTATATCGTTTCAGCAATCGTTTGATATATTTGAAATGATTTAAATCCCTATCGAAGTCTTCTTTTGTGACCGCTTGAGGATTTTGATAATGCTTAATAGCGAAAAGTAAGAACGTATCTTCGTTCAATTCATTGAAAATCATATCAAATTATCACCCCTCCTTAGTCGGATACGTAAGTGCATCCGTTCCAGCTGCTGTAGTTGTGATACCAGACATAGCAACCAGAGTTTCTTTCTTGACTCTCAGGTTTCCGTGGGTATCAGTGTATGTTGTAACACCAACCCAACCTTCATGAGTTACCTGATATTCAGGAACTACTCCACTTGCGCCGTTAACACCGTATACAACAGCGTCATAAGCAGTGTTAAGTTCACTGAAATGTGGATCAGCTGATGCAGAGATTGGTGCTTCACTCAGTGTGAATGAAGTTGCGGCAATAGCAGCACCAGAGAGACCTGCCGTTGAAGCAATGGACAGATTAGTCGTGCTGGCGATACCAACAATGACTGCAGTGCCATGCCAGGTTCCTGCGCGAGTTCCGAACTCAATTGTTTGACCAGTTTTAGCGAAACCAGCAGAACCAAAAGTAGTACCACTACCAAGGACTTCAAGAGTCGTATAATTAACGGTTACAGTTCCACCTGACTCCACAGCGGCATTATTTCCCCAGAGTGCCATGTCTTTTTCCTATTAATAATTTACCTATTGATATTTATAAAAAGCAGGGACTATCCCTCTTCTGTGTCTCTTGCTACCATCGCTTTTTTGACGACTTCCAAGAGTTGATCGTCCATGTCAGTCTTGGTCAACTTAACCGCTTTACCCAAGATAACAAGACAGATCTCAACCAACTTTTCACCGAGTTCTTCATTTTCTGGAATCTTCGTGACGGCATCTTGGATTACCTTTGAAGCTAGTGGGAGTAAAAATGCAAGCATGATGACCTCAACAGATTATATTCTATATATCACCCATAAACTCTTTAAAGGTCTTTTTCTTTCCTTGGCAATGTGCTCTCTGAGAAAATCCCTTTGGATTGTTACAATCTATTGATTTCTTATAT